TCCGCGCGTCCAGCTTGGGAGCTGAACGCGTTCTCAACACCCCCTCCCCCCTCTTCGGAGTATCTTCGGTTCGTGAGGTCCGAAGTTTCCAAACTCTTCCCGTATGAATGGGACAGGAGATATGCCGATTTTGTTTGGCGGCATGTCCCCAACGCTTCCGCCAGGATGAACAGCCCCAGGGCTGACCTCCACTGGTGTGGAAACGGGAAAGAGTTCCGTAGGCAGTGCCTTGTTGGCCGATCCGTTCCTGTGGATCAGCCAGTAAAGGCCCGGTACAAGGAAGTCATGTCGGCCGGTAAGTGCAGGCCTCTCGTTATCTTCGACGAGAGTACGGAAGTACTGGCCCCCATGCACAAGTGTCTGGATCAACATCTCATGGAGATGCCATGGCGCCTTGTCGGACCTCCTACGGAGAAGAGGATATCATCTGCCTGTGTTTACCCTTGCCAGACCTCGGTTGATCTGGTGAGCGCCACAGACAACCTGTCACTCGAAGTGACAGAGGCGATACTGGGCTCTTTGCTTCGGAAGAGCCGTCATATTCCAGGACCGATTCGCTTACGAGCGTTTCAGTCACTCCGGCCACTTGTTGATTGCGCCGGTGAGGAACGGGAAGTATCGCATGGGCAGATGATGGGGAGCTACCTCTCCTTTCCCCTCCTTTGTCTTCACAGCTACCTGGCGGCGCGTTGGGCGCTTAAAGGTCGAGAAGGCAATGTCCTCGTAAACGGTGACGACACCCTTGTGTCGGCCAACTGTTTTCTCGAAGCTTCAGATTACCCTAGCGGGTACATGTTAAATGATCTGAAGACTATTCGATCCGGAACCGTAGCTGAGATCAACTCGACCGGGTTCCTAAGAGGCAGAGGGGGCAAGTGGCGTGAGATTCGTCACTTGCGGAGAGGTGGTTTTCTTGCCGATTACTCAGGAATGCAGCACGTTGCAAAAGCGGTCTCCTGGAGCACAGCCTGGACCGATGCCTTTATTCGGTCCAGAATTGGCAAGAAATGGGGATTTCTCCCATCCCAGCTTCGGTTACATCCGAAGTCCTATGTAGCTTTCGAGCGAAGTAGGTCAATGTGGAACAGGAACTTTACCTGTCTACCGGGTCCCCCAACAGAGGATTCCACATTGCTTCTATCGGTCCGTAGGCCTTTAGATCCCGATGAGCAAGTTGCTCTGTTCCTGCATCAGTGGGCAACAGGTCGGGAGGGAGGTAGGAAGAGGGACGTATTTAACCCGTCTGTAGGTTTTGTACGTCGGACTTACTCGTACAGGC